GTCCATTTCCTTGACCTTGCGGCCCGCCCAATCGCGGCCGGCATCGCCGCCCCACAGCAGCCAGGCGATGTATCCGGCGTCGTCCTCGCCGCCAGCCTCGTTGCCAGCATGGCGGGCGAAGAAGGAGTCCATGCGGCGCACGGTCTCCGGGGACAGGTTCTTCCTGTTCTGCAGATCCCGAGCGCGGGCAACGCCGACCTCCGTGCCGCCCCGCTTGTGCTTCTCACGAAGCGCGAGGCCGCGGGCGGCGTTCTCCGCCATCTCCTGCGTGGGCTTGAGGTCGATACCGTCCATGTGAATCTCAAGTTACGGGCGGGCCTGCTGTATCCGTGAAATGCCGCAGTAGAAGGGACCATTCAGCCCGCGATGAAGCCGGGGTCGGGGAACTCCCCCGAGTCGATCAGGCGCTGCCGCGCCCCGTTGTGCTGGCGGATGGCGTCCACGTTCGGGTTGCCGTCCTTGTCCGCCCAGCCCCGCGAGACGGCGGTGGCGATTGGCACCGGGGTCCAGCTGCAGCGGCATTGGAAGCCCGCCGGCGTGGGAATGCCCATTGCGTCGATCATCTCGGTGGTGGCGACGTAGCCGTCCATCGCCTTGTGGCTCGGCCGGGTGCGCTTGTCCTTCGTGGCGCGGTACTGCACCAGTGGGACGAACCGCTTGGCGGTCGGGTCGCGGCAGATGTCTAGGCGCCCCTGGCTGCTGGCCCGGTTCAGGTTGGTCCGGTAGACGTTCTCAAGCCGGGCGTCGGTCAGGTCCTCGCCGACCTCGAGCAGCTCCTTGGCTTGATCGACGAAGTCCGCGAGGCCCATCTGCTTCAGTCGCTTCGTGGCCTTGTCGCGGGTCTCCTGCCCGCGCACGACTTTTCCCAAGAGGCCCCGCAGCTCTGCCGTCGTTTCCCGGGATAGCCCGGTCACGAAGAACCCGGTCTGCGCGGCCTTCTGCACCCCGGGGGTGCGGCGGATCTCCACCTGCTCGGGCAACTGCCCGGGGAAGACCAGCGCCCGGAACTGGGGGCTGACATCGGCCATCTTCTGCACGGCGGTCGCCTGCTCGTCGGCCCGCAGCTCGCGGGCGGCGTCGAACGCCTTGCGGATCAGGTCATCCCAGCGAGCGCGGGTCAGGGGGACGGTCTCCATCCAACGAGCAACCATCTCGCGGGCAGGCCCCGGCTCAAACTCCAGCAGCATGCCGTCGGGCTGGGCGAACTGGACGGCCTTCGCGCCCGGTACGGGCACGCCGGCGCTCTTCAGGCTGGCGGCGGCACCCGCTGCCCACGAGGACAGGAGCAGGGCGGCGGTGTCCTGCTCCCATGCGTCCCAGGCCGCCGTCGCGTCCTCTCCAGCGATCTGGGCGGCGATGGCGGCCCGATAGGCGTCCGCCCCGTCCTGCAGGGTCTCGGCGTACAGGCTGGGGATGTCGGCCTGCTTTGCCATTACCACCACGAGCGGCGGCTAAAGGTCCGGGGAGCGCCCTCGGCGGGCGGGGCGCCTTCGAGGGGCATGGGGAGGGAGAAGCCGCCGAGGCCCGCCACGCCGGCGGTGTCGGGCTGCGCTCCCAGCACGGCGTCGCCCTCGGCGGGCTGCGACAGGCCGAGCAGGTCGCGCACCTCGCGCTCGCTGACGGTGCCGCCCATCGCCACGAACTTCTCGATGGCCTCAAGGCGCTCCTTGGGGTCCGGGCGCTCGGGCGCGAAGACGAAGCGGATGCGCTGGGCAAGGTCCTCGTCGGCGCCCAGCATCCGGGCGACCACGCGCACAAAGTCCTGGGTCAGGCTGTCGGCGAGGGCGTCGGCGTGGTAGCGGATGATCCGGGACAGGGTGTCGGCGTGCAGGTTTGCCACGCCCGAGCCGAGGCCCGTGGACCCCGCCTCGCTGGACAGCGACTGCCCGAGGATGGCCTCCTTGAGCTTGGCGCTGAACCAGTCGATCAGCTCCATGAACACCTGCGCCCGGCCAGCGTTCGGCTCCTTGATGTCGATGTCGTAGATGCGCTCGGTCCCCGACTGCGGCAGCAGCACGCTGTTGTCGTTGGTCAGGTTGGCGAGGACGTTCTCCATCATGTTCCGGCCAGCGTCCTGGCCGAGGGGGTAGTACCCCACGCGAATGCCCATCGCGTACCGCTCGGCGTAGGTGATGGCGTCCTGCAGGACCTCCTGCTTCGCCAGCCACATGAACCAGCAGACATCGCGGGCGCCGACGCCACGGTAGATGGCCTCGGTGCTGTTCGGGTCGTTGAAGTCAGGCGCGGCCACGAACACCCGGTGCAGGACCACGGCGCGGCGCTCCTGCTCGGTGAAAATGTGGACCCGGGAGTCGAAGCCGATGTTGGCGGAGCTTGGGCCGTTGTTGGCGTACTCCGCACCCACGCGCATCGACAGGTTGCCCCATTGGTCATAGGCCAGCGTGTCGGGGTGGAACGGGTACCACTCCTTGATGGCCACGCCCAAACGCGGGTCGGTGCGATAGACCAGGTTCGCCGCCGAGTTGCCGTACCAAACCGCCTCGTGCATGGAGCGGACGAAGTCCGACCGCCGGGGCATGGTCTCGTAGATCTTCTGGATGCGCTCGGCCAGCTTGTTGGCTTCCTCGTCGGTCTCGTCATCGGCCACGACCGCGAACTCGAGGGAAGCCAGCGTCACCTGCAGGGACCGAAGGACGCCTTCGATGTCGGCGTCCGCCCGCATCATCATCTGATACTGCGGGTTCAGCCGATAGGCCATGCTGCTCGAGCGCAGCATCTTGTCGGCCGTCGTGAAGAACGACCGCTGCAGCTCGACGGGCGTTCCCAGCGGAACGTTGATGCCACGGTCCAGCGGGGGCGGCAGCGGCTTCTTTGGGCGGTCCTTCGGGGGGATGCCGTTCTGCAGGCTGTTCGGGCTGACGGGCGCCGGCACAGCGTTGGGGCTGAAGGGCTGCTGGTTGGTGACCTTCTGTCGCTTTGCCATGTCGTGCCTTTACGGAGGCGGAACCACGCTTGTGTACAGATTGAACTGGTCCACGACGCTGTTGCCGTCTGTCACGTTTCTGACGCGCACGTTTGTGCTCGCCGGGGCAATTACCTCTTCCCCCACGAACCACACGTAGCAATTGGGAGGCACGGTAAATCGCGTGACTGTTGATTGGATGGTGGTAACAACTGCGCCATCGTTTGAGGTGTTGCCATTCACATACACATTGACCAGCATGGACGTGCCGGATCTTGTGGCAGACATCACGATTGGCACGTTGATGCTAGTGACCTGGATCTTCTGCGTGACAGCCTGCGGTGTCTCAGATGATACATCTGGCCAATTGATCGGCACGGGGCCAACGTCAAGCGACCGACCGCCCGTCAGGATCGACGGGGTGCCGCGCCGCAGCGCCGGACGGAGCAATCGTCCAAGCCACGACCGCATCAGATGGTCGTCCAAAGCACGCCCATCGTCGGGCTGCCGCTTGACTTGAATTGCACCTGGACGATCTGGCACCCAACCACATCGAGCAGCACGCTGGCTGGTTCGACATTCGCCGCCGCTGCCGTCCCCGGGCTATAGAGGTTCGCCGTCGGGGTGCCAGCGACCTGGACGATCCCCGCGTAGGGCCGAGCGTCGTTGGAGGCGTCTAGCGTCCACGTCGGCACCGTGCCCTCGCTGAAGGTCAGCGTGAAGTCGCCCAGCACGCTGGGGATGTAGTCCAGGCCAAGCGCGCCCTGGTACAGGTTGTAGCCGACCACGCGCATGCCGACGCTCGTGCCGCCCGTCGCGCTAGCGTAGGGCGTCAGGCGCAGCAGGCTAGGGTTGTTCCCGCCGACCGACGGGACCGTGCTCCACAGGACGCCGACGCTCGGGGCGGTGGCCGGGTCCAGCGCGGTGTAGGACGCGCCGACGCTGGCGACCGACATCTTGGCGTAGGGGCTTTGCGGGGTGATGATGTTTGCCTGGGGCATGGTGGTGTCCTTACTTGGCGAGGACCTCGTCGGCGCGAGCCTGCGTCAGCAGGCCCTCCGAGACGAGGTAGTCCATGCCGGCGATGGTCATGGGGTGGTTGGCTTCGACCTGGCTGGCGGCCGTGCAGAGCTGCATGAAGTCGGCCACGGTTGAATCCGTAGCGGCAGCGACACGGAACGCCTCGCGCTCGGCCTCGGTGAACCGGAGCAGGAACTGGAACGCAGTCCACTTCTGCGCGGGCTGCGGGCGCGGCTTCAGAAAGAACCGGGGCGACTTCGACGCATCGAAGCCCATGCCCTGAATCACGCGCTCGCCGTTCGCAAGCAGGATGTACCCCGGCTTGCTGGACCAATCGCCTTCCCGAACGCCGATGACTGTGCCGTTGTTGATGTATGCGCTTTCCATGTGTTACCTCGGGTTGGTGAAGGTGGTCAGCGAGTGCATGTAATCAAGTTGGCTATTGAGAGCACGGTTGCCATCTTCATACGCGCCAACCAGCCCGCCCATCATCGCAAAGATCGGTTCCTGATCCACGGAACTGCGGATGTTGCTCGCCACGGTGTTGAGATCGAAAGTGTGAACCAGCACGCTGTCGATGTAATACTCGATCGTGGGATACGAACCGGGCGCTACGCCTTCAACCGTCACGATCTTCATGTTCCGCCAGACCGGAGCGAACGGATCTGCTGGAACTCCGCTGCTCTGCGTGTACTCAACGGCTGCCAGCGTGGAGGTGTTGATTAGCCGCGCAACGCACACCCAGTTCGCTCCTCCGCCCGGCTGGGCAGCACGGAAGAAGAATCCAACGGCGGGTTCGGCTGGATCATCGGGGTAAGAAAGCGATGCCGCAGCGCATCCTGCCCATGCTTTCCACGTGATGCTGCTGTCGGGAATCGTCAGGTATGAAAACGGCTTCCAAATCACCACGAACTCATTGTTGTCGTATCGGATATCAACACCGGGCCTGCCGCTTGTTCCTACTACCTTCCAATCTTCAGGCGTAACTATCGGCGCGTTTCCGACCGTGACCCACTCCTGCGTTGTTCCCAAACCAAGACAGTTCACCTCGACCACGCCAAAATGATTGGCGAGAGGGAAGAAGTTTTGCTCTGCATAACCCAGAGTACTGCTTGCCTGCAAGAAGAAATCCGGGCCGCCACCCCACACTGTCAAAGATTCAGTAGCAGGCGTGCCATTGAGAACGGGAATTGATCCCGTGAACTCGCAGGACCAAAGCGCCTTCGACTCAGGCGCAGGCCAACCGCCGCCCGTGATGGGGCTGACGCCGCCGCCCAGCGTCCACGCGCCGATCTTCTTCGCCCACAGGATCTCTCCGTCTGCGGCAGCCTCCGCCGCCTGAAGGATGGCTTCGGTCGATCCCAGCGCGGCGGGCACGACCTTGCCGTCGGTCGTGGCAATCAGCAGGTCGCTCGGCACGATGGTGCCGCCAGCGGTCACCTGCACGAACTCGCCGTTCTGCAGGCTGCAGACCTGGCCGGCCGTCGCGTGCGTCGTGGCGTTGAAGCCCTGCACGCTGCCGTCGGTCACGCCGGCGAGGACCTGGTCGCTCTGCGTGGCCTGCAGCAGGCTGAACGCCTGCGTGCCGAACTGCACGACCCGGAACGGGTAAATGGCCTCCTCGGCCACGAAGTTGGGGGTATGTCCTGCGGTGCTCATGTTGGTCTCCTATCAGAGTTCGCCACGGCGCTCGAGGTCGAGCGCGATAGCCACGGCCTGATCCTGGGGCTTGCCCTCGTCGATCAGCTTCTTGATCTTGCGGCTGACGGCCTCGGAGTGTGCGCCGCCGCCAGGCTGGCGGGCGGCCTCGAGGGTCTGGTCGGGCAGCTGGGCGTGGGTGGACTTCGCCTTCGCGCCGGGGCGGGCATGCCGCTTGCGCGGGTCCATCCGGGTGTCCACCTCGGTCTCCACCTTCTTGCTCTCGAGGAACTGCTTGACCTTTGCGGTGACATCCAGAGCCTGCTTGCGAACGCTAGCGACCTGCGTGGCGATGTCCTTCGCGGTGTCAAGGACCTTCTTCACCGCTGGCTCGGTCTTGGATCGGATGATGGCCGTCTCCAGCTTCCGCATCCGGGAATACTGGTCAGAGAGGGCGCGCTGCGCGTCCTCAATCAGGCTAGACATCGCATCGCGCTTGGGGGTCTGCTTGACGCTGTCGAGCTTGTTGTACCAGGTCTCGAGTAGGCTGTCGATGTAGGCCATCGCCTTGTAGTTGTTGCTGACGATGTTCTGGATTTCAGCACCGACCGATGCGGGAGCCTTCTTCTCGGTCTTCATGCCCTCGTGGATCAGCGCCTTGGCCTTGCGGTTGATCGCGTCAATGCGCGGGGTGGTCTTGGCAATCCAGGCTTCCTGCTGCTCCTCAGTGCGGAACCCGGGCTTGTTCGACAGGATGTCGTACAGTTCGTTCCGCAGCTTGTACACCTGATCTGCCTGTGCGTCCGCATCGCGCAGCGCCAGCTGCTTCAGAGCCGCGCTCATTTCCTCCCCAAGCTTGCGGATCTGTTCCTTGAGGGCATACTCCCGATCGTCCGCGCTGCCGCTTGCAAACCGGGCCACCTTGCCCTTGCGGCTGAACGGCAGCTTCAGGGTCTGCATGAGCACGCTCCGGGACTTGATCGCCCCGCGCAGGCCCTCGGTCAGGTCGCGGATCTCCGGCGCCGAGTTCAGGGTGGCGATGGCCTTCGCGGTGTTCTTGACGTAGGCGTCCAGCGCGGCGAGGCGCTGGTCGTTCTGCTTGACCATGAAGGCGTAGTTCTTCACCTCTTCGACGGCTGCCTTCTTGGCCTCGGAGACGGCGGTCTTGTACTCCTGGCTGGTCGGGTCCACCTTGCTGCCGCCGGCAAGGGCGGTGGCGGCGGCGCCGACTCGGTCGAGCAGCCCCATCTTCGCCTTCGCGCCGGGGCGGGAGCACTTGCTGTTACGGGCTGCGCGGCGCTTCGCATAGGCGTTCGCCATCTGCATCAGGGTGGGGTCGGTCATCGTCGTGGTCCTCAAGCGAAGAAGGGGCGTTTCACGTCGCGCTTGCCGAACAGCCTGGATACGGCATCGGGCTTGGCGATGCGGCTGGTAGTCATGTCGGCGGCGGTGAGCGTCCCGCGCACAGCCTCCGCGCATAGGTCTACCACGCAGTCCACGGTGTCATCGTGCGATCCCGCGGGGAACGCAAGCATCTCGTCGAGCACGGGCTGGAAGGCGGGCAGCACCCGGCCGTCCGCGTCGGCGGGGAAGAGCAGCTTGCCCGACTGCACGAAGGGCTGCGCCCCAGCCGCCCGCAGGTGCTTGTCGGCGTGCCGCTCAACCTGCAGCATGGGCTGGCTGGTGAGGGCTGCGAACTGGTCGAAGATGCCCCGCTGGGGGCCGTTGGCCTCGGCGAGGACGGCGGATACCCCGCGGCGGGACAGCAGCTCGGCGGCCTGCTTGGCAAAGGTCGGGAACGCCTCGCGCACCCGGAGGATGTCGGTCAGGCGCAGCCGGCGCTGGGGGTCGATCTCGGCCACGATGCAGACCGAGTAGTCGGGATCGTCCCGGTCCTGGGCCTTCCGGCTGTACCCCCAGTCGATAGCGGCGATGGTCCGCATCCGCTCAAAGAAGGCGCCCGGCTTGTAGTACCCCACCCATTCCGGGCGGAAGACGAGCAGGTCGCTGGACAGGGGGACCAGCTCGTAGGCGCGGGCGTAGGCCATCGCGCCCATCGCGCCCCGGTTGGCCTCGAGGACGGAGGGGGTAAAGACCTCCGGCCACGGGCTGGTCAGGCCCGCGCAGGGCCGGCGGAGCAGGGCGCGGCCCTCGGTTTCCCGCCGCCAATCGGCGGTCAGGTCATCCGTATGGAAGGGGGTCGCGGTGCGCCACAGGCGGGGTTCGTAGTCCGCGCTGGGGTCCAGCATCGGCAGCCAGATGTTGGCGTAGGCCTCCTTGACCTGCCCGCGCAGGGCGGGCTGCAGGACGCTGTTGCGGAGGTCGCAGATATCGTCGAACCACAGGACATCGGCGCGGCCGCCCGTGCGGCCGAAGATGCCCACGCCCTGCACGGTCGGGTCGCGGCGGGGGCCGAGGCCCGGGGCGGTCACGCTCCAGGCGCTGACGGTCTCTTCCCCAGCCTTGGTCTTGACGGCCGGGAAGCACGCCTTGAAGACGGGGCCGCGCACGATCTCCCGGATGAACCGGGTGGTGGCGACGGCGTGGTCATCGGTCTGGGCGATGATCTTGAACCGGGTGACTGGCCGCACGCCGATCCACCACGCCACGAGGTGAGCAAAGGTCGAGGTCTTGGCGTGGCCGCGGGGCAGCTCGGCGTACCACGACAGGTTGGTCAGGGCGTGGGACAGCATCTCCCGCTGCAGATCCGAGACGGGCTTGCCGATGCACAGGGCGATGAAGGCCGCAGGGTTCTCCCGTGCGGCCTCGATGGCTGCTTGGCGGGCGGCGCGGGGGTCGGTCACGCCTTGCGCTTCCTGCGGCCCTTGGCGGGCTTGGGGGCTGGCAGGGCCGCTGGCGCGGGCGTGGCAAGCACCCGGGCGACGGCAGCCAGCTGCGCGTCGGTCATGGACTCAAGCATCTCCACGCGGTCGGTGGCCTGCCCGGCATCCAGGCGGGTGACCTTGTCCAGTTGCATCAGGGCATCCAGCCGATCCTTCCGCAGAGCGGCGAGGCACTCCAGCGCCCGGATGCGGTCTCGGGTGCTGGTGTTTGGGTCATCGACGATGGCCTGCAGATCGGACGGCAGCCGGCGCGAGGACTCGGGCGGCAGCTCCCATCCTCCGTAGACGGCGTCCTGCAGGATGGAGAGATACCGCTTGTTCTCCGCGGCCTTGACAGGGTCCCGGCTGAAATCCCCCTCTGTCCCCCGCGAGGGATTGCTGGTAGTCATGGCGTAACTCCTTGCATCATACGGTCCTTCGCTCCGCACGGTCGATGACGCGCATGATGCTGCGGGCCTCGGTTGCCCATGTCAGTGCTGAGGTGCGGATAGCGAACATGTTCAGGCGGCCCCGGACCTCGGCGAGGGTGCGGCGCAGGCGCTCGGCTTCCTCTTCGGCGGTCTCGTTGGGGCGGCGTGCTGGCAGGGTCATGGTATCGGTGAAGCCGTCGGGTCCAGGCACGTCGATCTCGTGCTCGGCGAGCAGGCGGATCAGGCGGTAGTTCTGCGCCTGGCATCGGGCGAGTCGCTCGTCGGCGGTTTCCCTACTCATGGGCGGGAGGGGCTTCGGGGTGACGGGGCAGGCCTGGCCAGCCGAGGCGCTTGCAGGTGATGCGCCAGTTGCGTGCCCACGGGGCGCAATCGTCCTCGAGGACGTACTCGGTGAAGCGGCGGCGCACGGCATCGGCATCCTCGACGAGGTGTTCGATCAGGTCGGCGGCCTCGTCATCCATCCCGAGCCGGAGGCGGGCGGTGATGTAGGCCGGGTCCTGGTTCATGGGTGCGCCGTGCATCGGCCGAGGTAGAAGCCGATGCCGAGCACCGCGCCCCACCAGCACAGGGCGAAGAGGACGCCGAGCCGACGCATCCACAGCTCGGCGCGTTCGCGGCGTCGGGCCTGCTCGTAGTGCCTGCGGAGCTGTTCGACCGGGTCCTCGATCATGCGTCATCATCATCCCCTGCCTTGCGGGCGGGCGGAAGGGTCCGTGCCTCGTAAGCGGCGATCCGTTCGCCGATCCAAGCCATGCAGTTCACGGCCATGCTGTTCCCGAGCGCCTTGTAGCGCAAGCCATCCGGGCAGTCCTCGGCCGTCTTCTTGCGCCACGGGATCAGGGTGTAGTCATCCGGGAAGCCTTGGAGGCGTTCGCACTCGCGGGGCGTGAGGCGGCGGACGGTCATGGACTGCGCCACCGCCGGCGTGTTGCACCGCTGCAATGGTCCCGTGCCTTCGACGGTGATTCCCAGCCCATCGTTAGCCTTGCCGTAGCCGCCGCCGTTCTGCCAGTTGAAGCCCACCGCCACCGTGGTCGGCTGGGTGACGAGGTTGAAATGCTCCGACCCACTCGGCCCACCCGTGCCCTTGGACCACTTGGTGCAGACGCTGCTCACGACTCCTGGGTTGTTGGGCATCCAACCACCGCTTCCAGCGCCGCCTTCAGCATCGGCGGGAGCGACTTCTGTCGCCTTTCGCTTCTTCGGAGAATCCCGCTGCACGCTTTCGGACTCAAGGAGAACCTTTGCGGCAGCGGCCCAGTCTCCAGCACCTCGCTCAATGAGGCGACCGACAACGAAGACTCGACGCCTGCGCTGCGGGACGGCACGGGGATGCTTGTGTGTTCGCACCCATTGAGCGTCCAGGACTCGGTAGGCCCACCCATACCCCAGCTCCCCCAGCGCCCCGAGGAAGGAACCAAAGTCCCGTCCTCCTGCCGATGACAGGACTCCGGGGACGTTTTCCCAAACAACCCATCGAGGCCGAAGACGTTGAGCGATCTCAAGGTAGGTAAGCATGAGTCCGCCGCGTGGGTCGGAGAGACCTCTGCGGAGTCCCGCAACGGAAAAAGACTGGCATGGGGTTCCCCCCACCAGAAGGTCAATTGTCCCTGGTCCAAGAGGCCACTCCTTGTGCTTCGTCATGTCCCCGTAGTTGGGGACGTTGGGGTAGTGATGCGCCAGCACGGCGCTGGGGAACGGTTCGATCTCGCTGAAGCCGACGGGCTGCCAGCCAAGCGGATGCCACGCGACGGTCGCCGCTTCAATGCCGGAGCAGACCGAGAGGTATCTCACCCCCGCCTCCGTCGCTTGACCCCAATGGTCAGGCCGGCGAGCCTCGCCATCTCGAGCGCCATGCGGAAGGATGGCTCCCGCTTGCCCGTGCTGGTGCCCGGGTCGGCGAGCAGGCACTCGGCCGTGTGCGCGGCGCAGATGCCCGCCTCGGCGCAGCGGCGGACGAACTCGTAGCGGCTGACGCCCTGCTGCCGCAGGTGCTCCTGCATCGCCAGCTTCCAATCGACGGGGTTCTCGAGGTCGGTGAACTTCATGGGCGCAGGGTACGCACGGACGGGGGCGGCGTCAACTGTCCGGCTGGGAAGGACAGATCGCCCGACCGCAACCGGGGCGGGGTAGACTGCTCCTGCCCCCGATGATCCAACCTCCACAGGATGCCGGATGTATGAGCCGGCAATGCGGGTGAGGGAATCCCGCTCGGGTGGCACTTGACATAGGTGCGCGGGGCGTTACCATGCGCCCGTCCGCCGTAGGGCGGATGAGCGGCTGCAACTGCTCAACAACCAGATTTCCGTGGGCGGGGCGGGTCAGCTTGCAGCCGCTCCCCGCCTCGCCCCGGAACCCTTGGAGCGCACATGACACCGTGGTTTCCCTTCTACGCCAGCGACTTCTACGCCAGCACCGTTGCCTGGCCGCCTGAAGTCGTGGGCGCGTACATCCGCCTGCTCTGCTTCGCATGGGAGAATGGCGGCATTCCGGCCGACCCGAAGGCCATCGACCGCATCGCCGGCGGCGTGACCGACGAGGGCTGGGACGCGATCCGGTCGCGCCTCGTGCTGCTGGACGGTGACCGTGACGGTGACCGACACGGTCAGCGTGTGCAGCGGTGGGTGCATCCGCGCATGGAGCGGGAGCGGGAACGCACCGACACCATCCGCAAGGCCCGGCAGGATGCGGCCGCCGCCACCAACAGGAAGCGCGGGCGCGGTGACCGTGACGGTCAGCGTGACGGTGACCGCATCGGTGAGCGGGTCGCTGACCGGGTCGTAACCACAACCACAACCACAGATAAACCCCCCGTAGCCCCCCTGAAGGGGGGCGGGCGGGCGGGGATGTCTCGACGGGAGAGGAAGGCGGCCGAAGCCGCCGAGCGTGCCGACCCGAACTGGGTGCCATTCTGACGAAAGGACCGACCGATGGACCGCGTGACCTGGAACGACAACAAGTCCCTGATGGTGAAGCTCTGGCCCCGGTGGAAGCCCGACGAGGCGCTGGCCGCCCTGCTCAACGCCCGATGGTCGCACCTGCGGCAAGACAAGCTGCGGGAGTGCATCGAGAACCACCGCTTCGAGCGGGACAGCAGCCCGGACGTGTCGGCCATCCAAGCCGCCTACGCGAAGGTGACGCAGGGCGACCGCGACGCCAGCGTTGGCGAGGCCGAGGTCCAGCGCACCCGAGCGCAGCAGCCAGAGGCCCTGACGCCGGCCGAGGGGGACGCCTGGGACCGCCACGTGGAGAAGGTGCTGGCGACGGCGACGGCCGACGAGATCGCCCGCTGCCGGGAGCGCCTGCCTTGGCTGACCCTGTCAAACCGCCGGATGCTGGGGCTGGCCGTGGAGTACTGCCGCCTGCATCCCAAACTTATTTCGCTCATCGACTGAAATATCCCCTGCACCCCCCTTGCGCCTGCGCCGGGGTAGGGTAGGATTCCCGCGCCGGATCGGATTCCGGCCCGTGCCCGCCGGATGCGGGGAACAGGAGAGCATGATGCACAGCCGATTCAGCCCGCCGCAGATCCGCGAGGCGACCGACGAAGACACCCCCGACTCGCTCCGTGAGCTACGACCCGCCATGCCGATCAGCGTGGCACCGACCATCGCACTCGTCACCCGGGACGCCGTCCTCTGCGTGGTGGAGGACCGCGACCTCGGCTGCACCAGCCGCTCGTGGGAGGTCTCGGTCTTCGCCCGGTCGAACGCCTTTGAGGGCGACCGCGTCATTCACTTCAGCTCGAGGACCGAGGTGCGGGACGGGGACGCCCCGCGCCAGGTCGGGGAAGCCTTCGCCCTCGAGGTCATCGCCGTGATCGCCACCGCGATTGAGGAGGCCGAGCATGGCTGACAACACCTGCGTCGTGGTCACGCTGCGGACGGGCGACCGAGAGCAGCTTGTGCTGGACACCGCCGAGGGCACCGTGGTCATCGAGGTCCGCCCGCTCACCGCCAGCAAGTGCAAGGTCGCCGTGCATGGCCCCCGCGCCGTGCGCGTCAGCCGGCGCGACCACCGTGATTGGTCGAAAGGGGACGCATGACCACCGCCTTCGCGCCGCTGGTCTGCGGCCTGACCGTCCTGCGCCGCGAGGAGCCGGACTTGTCGCTGACCGCCGCCATCGCTTTCCTGACCCTCGCCACCCTGCCGAAGGGAACGACCGTGCCGAACCTTGACCTCATGCTCGACCTGGACCCGGGCACGATGACCCGAACAATGCCGCAGCTCTTGGCGCGGGAACTCGTGATGCGCCAGCGCGACCCGCAGGACCGCCGCACCTTCAAGGTCCGCGTCTCCAGCCGGGGCGCCGCCCTCGCCGCCGTCTGCGCCGCCGCGCTGAAGGGGGACGCATGAACCTCTTCGACGCCGCCGAGGCCGACCGCCGCAAGGAGGC